ATGATATAATCCTTTCATTTAATTATCATTTCTCGTTAGTTTAGTAATTGACTTCACCCATCCGTTTGGTATCGCTATGTGACGTCCTCCTTCTTTGTCGTCTTCAAATTCTGAATAGTCTGCCATGATAACAATTTTCTCGTTGTTACGTACCATGAGCCAACCAACTGAATAGCATGTCGCCAATTTTTCTTTCTCGATATCATCGATTGAGTGCCAGCCTGTCTGTCCGTCTTTGGCATCGAGCCACGTGACAAGAACTAAAGGCTTATCAATCGGGATATCCATCGTCCTCCTGTACCACAACTTTAATCCCGTCGCCATACCTTTTGTATCTTTTTCTTAGGATATTGCTCACACGTTCCCATTTATTTCTAATAGCGTATTCCTTCACGGTACGCGGATCACGGAGCGCCTTGGCGTCAAGCTTTTCTTTTAGTCTAATTAGTCTTGCTTCAAGATTCATTCTGTCCTTTCTCTTTCTTCTTATCTAGGCGGTGAAGCGATGTTGGACAAAGGATCACCGCCCATCTCAGAAGGAATATATGAAATATTCATATAGGACTTTATATTAATTAGTGGGATATGTCAAGAAAATAATTTTGGGTAGTTTTACGCGACGCACGTGTCCAGATGGTACTACCCGACCGAAATCTTTGTGAGTAGGGGGATTCTTTGACTACCCCCAACCTTTTCGCGACAAGTCAACCTGTATAAGTTAACTACTACTTCAGTACCACCCTCAGTTACCTCAGACACTTGTCCGTACTTCCCCTCAAGCGTGCCTTACTACCTCGTTACAGTTGTTCAGCCATACTCTGAGATTTTTGCAACAATCTCATTTAATTGTGTATATAACTATATTAATGGGATAATAAAGAACTAAATAAGATTAATTAGAATTGGTTGTGGATAAAATACTTTACCTATACTATTTTATTTTGAAAGTTATAAACACTTTTTTAAATTTGACAAAACACAGGTAACCACGTAACCATAGACATTATTCATTGAAAAATAACACTTTTATGGTTACTAGATATATAAAAACAAACACATGGAAAAATCTGAGAAAAAACTTACGCCAAAGCAACAGGCATTTGTAGAAATCTTTGTGAAAGAAAATGGTCGTATGACCGCCACAGATTGTGCAAAACAGGCTGGGTATTCTGAAAAGTCTGCGATTAGTCAAGCCTCAGTCATGCGTAATCCTAAATACTTTCCTCACGTCGTAAAAGCTATTGAGGATCTTCAACGTGAGTATGCGGAGGCTAGTAAAATAGATTTTGTTAAACATTCTAGGGAACTTGCTCGTTTAAGAGATCAAGCTGTTGTTAACGGTCAAATTGGTCCAGCCGTCCAAGCTGAGTATCGTCGCGGTCAGCTTGCTGGTTTTTATGTTGATAGGAAAGAGGTAGTAACCGCGTCGCTCGATAATATGTCAAGACCAGAACTTGAAGCAAAATTAAAAGAGATACGCGATCACAATATTGTTAACGGGGAGATAGAGGTTATAGAAGACCTATCAGAATCAGAAGAACTATCACCGCAAGAAAAAACTGCCAATAAATAATAAACATATTACCACACAATCTTATATGATGACGTGTCGTGCTTGGTGGCATGGTTTCTACAAGCTATGCTACAATACCTTTCAAACTTACCCATCTTTTTTTCTTTACCGCAACGATAACATTTTCGTAGCTGTAATTTTTGTGCCTCACTTTTGGGTTTACTCATATTGTAGTAATCGGGTTTAATCATATGCTTTGTCCCTTTCTTCTTCTGATTTATACCATTGAACATCTATGATATCTTCACCGTCATAACAGTAGATACCAAAGACATAACCCTCATTGTTGTGACCGTAAAAACGATCTAATTCTTCTTCATACCAATTTACCTTTTTGTCCACGGTGTCCATAATCTTGTCCTTTCTGCTTCCCATTGTACTTCCATAACATTATCCTTCAACCATTTTTTTATCGCGGCTAACAAATACTCGCCCGATTCTGAAAGTCCTTCTTCATCATCAATGTACTTGTCTAGTTCTGCATCATCACAAAAACTAAAAAACAATCTCATTAAATCATCTGACTTTTGCTCTAGTTCTTTGTCTGTCATAATTATCCTCCCTTTTGATAATTGTTTGATAAAATATGAAAGCAATCATCACATATAGCTTCATAAGTTCCCATACAGTAATGATATGATTCTTCACACTCGCCTTGCCAATACATTTCTGTGTCCCACATGACAATCGTATTGCATCTTTCACAAATGTTTAAATCATCATGAATATCTTTAACGTCAAGATCACTACTAAACTCATTGATGTTATGATAGTGTACATCTTCTAATTCTAATTGTGTTTTCATCACACCCTCCAATAATAATTGTCACCGTCAAATTCTGTTTGATTGTAATCCATAGCAACAGCGTCTGCCCAACCCCGCCAATCTATATGATAATGTAATGGATTGCTATTATCTTGACGGTCAAGATAACCAAAATCATAAGCTGTATCTTCACAATATTGTTCCCAATAATTTTCACGAATAAATGTTACGCCCATATCAAAGTTATCTTCACCAACCTCTTCAATCAGTTTTTTTATTTCTGCAATTCTGTCTATGTCGTATATTTCGTCCAACGTTTTTAATTCGTCTAACAAATCTCGACTATCAAATATATCACTCATTACTTAACCCTTTCTATGTCAAAACTATAATCTATTTCATAATCAAAATAATCTTCAAAATAATTGTCAAAGTTCCAATCTTCGCTTTTCTTTGCGATCTCTATTGCTTGTTCTTCATTCTCAGCTTCAACATGTGTTGACATAATAGCTTTTTGTAAAGCCATCACTCTATATCTATATTTTTTCATAGCTCTTCTACCTCTCTTTGTGCTTCTTCAACATCAGTTTTAAAGTTTTCAAAACTGTAAGTGTCATTGCCTGTAATGATAGATTCAATCAAACAATTTAATTGCCTTAACGCTTCTTCCTCATCTGAAAGTTCGTATGACATATCATACAAGTGCCAATCAAAATCGCCATCTCTAACTTTCGTATTAAATAAAAATCTTTTTGTAAATTTACTTATCGGTCTCATAATTATCCTTTCTTTTTTATTCATTATCATTTTGTTCTTGACTTGTCAATTAATTAGGAATAGTTAGGATATGTGTTGTTACTCGGTCAGCATAGCTCACAGTAACAACCTAGAAAGCGTAAGCGACGGAGTTATTCGGATAAGTCTTACGCAAAATTAAGAAAGGAATTTATGAGCATTACTTTTGTTTACCGTGATGAAAATAATAAAGTTCAAGTTAAGAAGATCGAATATGAAGAAGTTAAAAAAGACTTGATAAAATATTTATCCCATGATATTAGGAGTATCATAAAGGAGAAAGAAAAAAATGATGAATAAATATAAACATAAAGGCGTTGCTAGTATTCGTATAGAATATGATCAAGGGGATATTAAAGTTTTTCATGGCGATGACAATATTGTATTAGCTTCATGGAAAGAGCCAGATAATGTCTATGATCATTGGGATATTTTTTGGAATCTTATAAATGATCAAGTTAAACAAAATAATGGTTTTAGAATAGGTGGTTAATATGAACATAGTATATAAGTCGGGCGATTATATTTCTGTCCCGATGACAGAAAACTTATTTTGGAATAGGGTTGGGTGGCTTCGTAATGCTATGCTCACGGCGGAGGATTTTGAATTTAGATTATTATATTTTAACAAGCTACAGGAATTAATGAGGTTTGTACCATGAGTTTTAGATTTTTTTTAATGGTGATGATAATAAACATTTGCTTTTTATTTGTTCCCATGTTATTGGGATATTAACAGAAAGGATATAAATGACTAATCAATCTGATTTAAATAAAGATTTTGTTTCTATGTTTAGAGATTTAGTTGATGATATTCATAAAATTAAAATGACTATGATCGATTTAAAAGGTAGCATTGATTCTCAACACATCAGAAATGACAATTTTAATGATCGTTTAATTAATCTTGAAGAAAACAAAATCAAAGTTATTGATGAAGAATTAAAAAGAATTGATACTTTGGAACAAGCTTTTAATAGAGAGTTATAAACAATTTTCATAATAGTTGTAAATAACCCCG